GTATTCCGATACTTCTCGGAATAAGGCACGGAAAAAATATAGAGGTCAGGGAAAATAATGTATTTCTCAGAGGCTTCTGATGAGTGGAATTACATTCATAATGAAGACCTCTGGGTTTACAATAAACTATTTTTAAGTCGGGTTTTGGAGTATAACTGTGGTCCTGCGGGAGTCTCAGTTCCAAAACCCGACTTTTATATTGTTAGACCCTCTCTGAATCTTATGGGTATGGGGCGTTACTCTCGTATAGAGCACTTGGAGAGTAATACAGAACATCTACATCCCTCTGAGTTCTGGTGTGAAGTATTTGAAGGAGAGCATTTGAGTGTTGATTTTTATAAAAAGCAGTGTTCTTTGGTTGTTAGAGGTTTAAGAAAACCGGATTCACCTCTCTATAAGTGGTCTAAGTGGGAAAAAGTAGAAAGAAAGATAGAATATCCAAGTATTTTGGAGAAATTAATTGGTAATTATGACTGGATTAATTGTGAATTTATTGGAGATAAACTTATAGAAGTTCATTTTCGTAGAAATTCAGATTTTAAGCATAATAATTCTATTGCTATTCCAATTTGGAAAGAGGATAATCATATAGATAGTGAATATAGGTATATAAAAGATGAGGACTATCATAGAAAGGGATTTTTAATTAATTAAGGGATAGCAACCCCTTAAAAAGTTCTGATTACAAATCAGGAGTTTAAAAATGGGAAAATCTTCAGATAGAAATACTGATATTATGATGCAAATGTGGGGCACTAATAAATTAGCAACAGATTATGATTCTATAGATCACAAAAAAATGCTTCGTGAAATTAATAATGATCTACTTGTTCCCAAGAAGCATGATTTTGCAATTCAAAATGAAATTCATGAAAAGATTCGTAATGATGAAGATTATGATGATTGGGAGTATGGAACAGAACCACTTTATGAATTTCAAAAACACTGATAAATAATACAGTTTTTATAGTTTTTATGCCGTTAGAACGGGTAAGTAAAGGATTTAAAGACCTTAGTATGTCTTTTCAAGTAAATCCTCTTAACTATGATTTAATTGCACTTAAAAATGAAAGTGCGATTGCCCGTTCTGTTCGAAATTTAGTACTTACTTATCCAGGAGAACGTTTTTTTAACGAAAATCTCGGATCAAAAGTAAGTCGTTCTCTTTTTGAAAATGTAGATGAGATCTCAGCATCAATTATCAAAGACGAGATTGAAAATACTATTCGTAATTATGAGTCTAGAGTTAATTTAATTGAAGTGATTGTTTCACCAAATTATGATAATAATGAATTTAATGTCACGATAAATTATCGTATTGTGGGAATTGATGTCCTTCCACAGCAGTTATCATTTGCACTTCAGCCAACAAGATAAATGGCACTAGTTAATTTTACTAATTTAGACTTCGATCAAATTAAAAGTTCTCTTCGCGAGTATCTTAGAGCGAATTCAAACTTTACTGATTATGATTTTGAAGGATCAAATCTTTCCACTTTAATTGATGTTTTAGCATATAATACCTACATTACCTCATATAATGCTAATATGATTAGCAATGAGGTTTTTATCGATAGTGCTACTCTCCGAGAAAACGTTGTATCGCTAGCAAGGAATATTGGGTATGTTCCCCATTCTCGTGCAGCATCAAGAGCAAACATCTCATTTTTTGTTGATACTACTGGATTTACAACAAAACCAATTACCTTAACACTTAAAAGTGGTGTTGTTTGTGCAACAAATTCTTCTTTTGGAAGTCAAAGTTTTTCTTTTATTATTCCTCAAGATATTACAGTTCCTGTTGTTAATGGAATTGCTTTATTTGAAAATATTGATATCTACGAAGGAACATTCATAGTTAATAATTTTACCGTAGATTCAAATAATCCAAACCAAAAATTTATTTTAGAAAATGCTAATATTGATGTAAATTCTATTAATGTTTTTGTAAGAGATACACAAGCAAGTTCAATTAGAAGAACTTTTAAATTATCAAAGAATTTATTTGATATAACTTCAGAGTCTAAAGTATTCTTTATTCAAGAAATTGAAGACCAAAGATATGAATTAATTTTTGGCGATGGTATTTTTGGCAAAAAACTTGAAAATTTAAATTATATTGAAATTTCTTATAATGTAACTAATGGAGAATCTGGAAATGGAGTATCATCTTTTGGATTTAATGGTCGTATTGTTGATAATAATGGAAGAATAATTACATCAGGTATTTCTTTAATTACTACAAATTCTTCTTCTCAAAATGGAAGAGAAATTGAATCAGTAGAATCTATTAAAAAGTATGCTCCTAGAAAATATGCATCACAAAATCGCGCAGTAACTGCAACTGACTATGAAACCATTATACCAACAATATATCCAGAAGCAGAATCTATTTCAGTTTTTGGTGGGGAAGATCTAAATCCACCAAAATATGGAAGAGTTTTCATATGCATTAAACCAATTAATGGTCCATTTGTCTCAAATCAAGTTAAAGACAATATCGAAAGAGATTTGAGAAAATACTCTGTTGCTGGAATTGTTGCTGAAATTATCGATCTTAAGTATCTGTATATTGAGACTGACACAACAGCATATTATAATTCAAACTCTACATTAGATCCCAATAACCTTAAAGATATCATTCTCAGTAACATTAGAAACTATGCCAATTCAAAAGAATTGAATAAGTATGGAGCGAGATTTAAATATAGTAAGTATTTAAAAGTAATTGATGATTCCAATATTGCAATAACTTCTAATATAACAAAAATCACAATGAGACGTGATTTAAGGGTTGAAGCAAATAAATTTGCAGATTATGAAATTTGTTATGGTAATGAGTTTTATATTAAAAACCAAAATGGATATAATATTAAATCTTCTGGATTTAAAATTTCTGGTATTAGTGACACATTGTATATTTCGGATCTTCCGAACTCAGATGGTTTAACTGGAAGTATATTCTTTTTTAAATTACCTTCAGCATCACAACCAGTAATTGTAAAAAGAAATGTTGGAAAAATTGATTATGTGAAAGGTGAAATTCTATTATTCCCGGTAAATATAAATTCAACATCAAAAACCTCATTTAATCAACCAATTATTCAAATTTCGGTTATTCCAAAATCAAATGATGTAATTGGATTACAGGATTTGTATTTGCAACTAGATATTAATAATAGTGTGTTAAATATGTTATCTGATGAAATTTCTTCTGGTTCAGATATTTCTGGATCAACATATAAAATTACATCAAGCTACACCAACGGAGACCTTGTAAGAATATAATAAAATGACAGAAACCAGAATCAAAATCAGTTCAATTGTCGATAATCAACTTCCTCAATTTGTTAGAGAAGAATTTCCTTTAGTATCAGAATTTTTATCCCAATATTATACCTCTTTGGAGAATCAAGGGGGAACTAGTGATATACTTCAAAATATTGATCAATATATTAAAGTTGACAATCTAACAAATTTAATTGATTCTACAAATTTAAGTTCTGATGTAACTTTTTTTGATTCGACTATTAATGTAATATCAACAGCAGGATTTCCAGATTCTTATGGTCTCCTGTTAATAGATTCTGAAATAATTACATATACGTCAAAGACCTCTACAAGTTTTGAGGGATGTGTTCGTGGATTTAGTGGAATCACATCATATGAAGTAAAAGATGAATTAATTTTTTCAGAAAGTGAATCGGAAGACCATTCTTCAGGGTCAATTGTTACTAATCTAAGTATTCTTTTTTTAAAGGAATTTTTAAATAAAGTTAAAAAACAAATTACTCCAGGATTTGAAAATAGAGAGTTATATTCAGAATTAAACGAAAGACTTTTTATTAAACAGTCAATTGATTTTTATTCATCAAAGGGAACCGATAGTTCCTTTAAAATTTTATTTGCTGCATTATATGGTCAAAATGTTGAAATTATTCGTCCTAGAGATTATTTAATTCAACCATCTGATGCTCAATATAGAATTACTTTGGATTTAGTTGTAGAAGCAATTGAAGGAAATCCAGAAGATCTTGTTAATGCAACATTATATCAAGACAAAACAGATTTTATAGATGCTGCACAAGGAACTATTACAAAAGTCGAAAAAATTAGAAGAGATAATAAAAATTATTATGTAATTAGTTTAGATTCTGGTTATGATAAGGATATTGAATCTATTGGATCAGTTTATGGTAAATTTACGATTCACCCAAAAACAAAAGTAACTTCAACAATATTATCAGGTTCAAATACTATAGAAGTAGATTCTACGGTTGCATTTCCTAATAGAAATGGTAATCTAATTGTTGATTTAGAAAATGGTACTACTTTAAACCTTACATATACTTCAAAAACCTTAAATCAATTTTTAGGATGTTTTGGAATTACTCAAGATATTCCAAAATCTTCTGAAATAAAATTTGATTCTTTTGCTTCATCAAAAGATAAAAATATAAAAGTTCGTATTTTAGGGGTCCTCTCAGAATTTAAAATACCAGAAAGAACACGTTTTTACTCTAAAGGCGATTTAATTAAGATTAAAACTTTGGGAATAGATTCAAAAGATACAAAATCAAATAATTGGTTTTTTAATATTCCAGTAAAATATGATGTTCAATCTATTTTAATAGAAGATTTTCCAAATGATTCAAATTCATCATCATCAGTATTGTATCGAATTAATACATATGATGATAATTTTCTAAGGATTGGTGATTATGTCACGTTAATTTCATCTTCAGGGGGTGAAAAATTTGGATATATTTCATCTATTATTAATAAAAAATCTTTCAGTATTAATTTTGGATCAAGAAAAGAGTTTGGAAGTCAATTGAATATCAATTCAATTTATACTATTGAAAAAAATATATCTAAAGTTTTAATTAAAGATTATCCCTCCGTTGAACAGTATACTGCAAATGTTCAAAATGTATATTTGGATAATGAAGGTTCTTTATATGTTGCAGCACCTTCACTTCCAAATTATTTAAATAGAAATATAAAAATTAATGATCAATCAGTAACATTTAGTGGCACTTTTAGTGGTACAACATTGAATATTGGTATTCATGGATTTTATACAGGAGATTCTATTGTATATAAACCATCCCCAAATAATAATTTAGGTATATCTACTGGGGTATACTTTATCAAAAAAGTAAGCGACACTGAAATAAAACTATCAAGAAGTAAAGATAATATTTTTTATGAAAAGTTTATCACGGTAAATGGCACAGTAACTAATGCTAAGTTTGAATTAGTAGAATTTACATATAGAGATTTAAGTACTCAACTTTTAGATTCCCAAAAACTTATCAGAAAAATTTCATTACCAGAAGTTGACGGTAAGATTTATGAAACCGAACCTGGACTTACTGGAATTTTTGTTAATGGTATAGAATTATTAAATTATAAATCTAAAGATAATGTTTACTATGGTCCAATCCAAGAAATTATCCCAACTGCGCCTGGGTCAGATTATGATGTAATTAATCCACCAATATTAACAATCAGCGATCCAATAGGATCTGGTGCGAATGCTCATTGCTCAGTAATTGGAAATCTTAAAAGAATTGAGATTATAGATCCAGGATTTGATTATATCGAAGAACCAACGATTGAGATTACTGGGGGAAATGGATTTGGTGCTTCCGCGAAGGCAAATTTAGTCAGTTTCGATCATGAGGTTTCTTTTAATTCGCAAAGTTCTTCGGGATTGGTAAAATTAAATCCTATTAATACTATTGAATTTTATAATTATCACAAATTTCGTAATGCTGAAGAAATAATTTATATCACTGATGGACAAAATGGAATAAGTGGATTAACTACTAATTCATCTTATTTTGTGTCTATTCAGGATGCTTATACTGTAAAGTTGCATAATTCATTTTCAGATGCTGTTTCTGGTATTAATACTATTTCATTGACATCATATGGAATAGGAAATCAATCATTCAGATGTAAAAATAAAAAGAAAAAGATAGGATCAATTGCAATAGAAAATGGTGGATCTAATTATCAAAATAAACTAACTACAACTAATGTAAGTGGCATTAATACTGCATTAGATACTATTAATATTAAAAGTCACGGATATCAAAGTGGTGAGATAATTACCTATAATTCAACCGAATCTTCTATTGGAGGATTATCATCATCTACTTCTTATTACGTTACTAAGATAACTGATGATAGTTTTAAATTATCATCATTAGGAATTGGAACTATAGGGGTTAGTACATCTTTTTATTATGATACTAAACAATACGTTGATTTAACTTCACTTGGTTCTGGAATTCATAAGTTTAATTATCCAGAAATCAAAGTATCAGTTAAAGGTAGAATTGGAGTTTCTACTTTAACAAATCAGAATTTTGATGCTATTATTCAACCGATTTTTAGAGGTGAGATTCAATCTGTATCTATAGAGAATGGTGGTTCTAAGTATGGATCCCAAGAAATTATTAATTATAATAGACAACCATCATTTACGTTAAATTCTGGATCTGGTATTGAACTTACTCCAATCGTTTCAAATGGACAAATTGTTGATGTAATTATTAACAAATCTGGAAGTAATTATAATTCTATTCCTAATCTTGAAGTTGTTGGTGATGGAACTGGTGCAATTTTAACACCTATAATATTAAATGGATCTTTGATTGAAGTGAAGATAATTTATGGAGGAATAGACTATACTCAAGATAGTACATCTATTATTGCTACTTCTTCGGGTACTGGATCTAAGTTTGAATGCAATATTAAATCTTGGAAAATTGATTTAGTAAAGAGGTTAATATACAATTCTAAACTATTTGAAGATGAGGGTATTTTAACCAAAGGATTGAATAGTGATTATGGACTAGAATATTCACATGCGTATGCATCAAGATCATTAAGAGCATCTGTTCAAGCAACAAGCTTTAGAGATGGGAATCAAGTTTATATTCCTGATCTTGAAAATGATATTGAAGAAAATCCAAGTCATTCTCCAATTATTGGATGGGCATATGATGGAAATCCAATTTATGGACCTTATGGATATTCATCAAAAACTGGTGGATCGGTAAAATCTTTAGTTTCTAGTTATAAACGAATTATAACCCCAGATAGACCTGGAGGATCCGGAGAATCATTATATCCATGGGGATTTTTTGTAGATGATTATGAATATGTTGGTGATGGAGATCTTGATGAGCATAATGGAAGATTTGGAGTAACTCCTGAATATCCAAATGGTGTTTATGCTTATTTTGCAACTCTGGAGCAATCTGATAAAACGCCAAGTTTTCCTTATATTATAGGACCATCTTATAAATCAAAACCAATAGATTTTAATTTTAGAACTGACTCAAATCAAGATTTTATTGATATTAATATGACCGGATGGAAGAGAAATACAACTCCATATGGTCTTTTAAATGAAAAAACTTATTATGAATTTCTTACAGATTCAAATAAAATTAAACCTCAAATTTCTATAGTTAAAAATGTATTAAAAGGTACTGTAGATTCTATTGGAATTGTCACAGGAGGAAAAGATTATGAAGTTGGTGATCAAATAATATTTAATAGCGAAAACCAATTAATTACAGGAGCAAAATCTAGTGTTTCTTTAGTTAAAGGAAAATTAATATCTCAAATTAATGCCGAAATATCTTCTTTTAACGACGTTATTTTATATCCAAGTGGAAGAACTGGTAAATTTATTGGATTTACTACGACTCCTCATAATTATAAGAATAATGATTTAGTAACATTTACTGGTAAATTTGACTATAAAAAATCCTCAACTATAAATGTAAATTCCAATATTCTTACGCTAATTTCTGGCGTAGGATCTACACAATATACGGGAATAGTGACTTATTTCAATGTAAGTGGTAATTTAAATTATCCATACATTAGAGAAAATGATGTCTATCAAATAGGTAATGAACAAATAAAAATTCTAAACGTAGAACCAAATTTATCAAGAATTAGAGTTCTTCGAAATCAAAATGGTATAGTTGGACTTACAAGCTACTCTGTAGGTACTGAAATTATTGAAAAACCAAAAAGATTTTCAATTAATTTAGGAATTTCTACAACATATAACTTTAATATTAATAAAGAATTGTATTTTAATCCAATAGAATCTGTTGGACTTGGTACATCTTTTGGTGTTGGTATTGTAAGTACCATTTATTTTTCAAATCCCGGATTTGGTATTACACAAATTTCTATTCCAACACAATCAATTTATTTACCCAATCATAATTTATCTACTGGGGATTCTTTGATTTATTCATCTAATGGAGGAACAGGAATTTCAGTTTCTACTGATAGAAATTATACTTTTGAACTCCAAAATAATTCATTATTATATGTTGCAAAAATTTCAAATGATTTAATTGGCATTTCTACAGTTAAAGTTGGATTGGGATCAACTGGATCTTTTAATAATTTAGATTCTACTGAAGGTGGAATATTGTATTTCACTTCAGTAGGAGTTGGAGATACTCATAGTTTTAAGACAAATTATGAAAATACTTTAGTAGGATCAATTTCTAAAAATACTGTTACAGTATCAACTGCAGAAACTCATGGACTTTCTGTGTCTGATAGTGTAATTATTAATGTAAATGTAGGAATAAGTACTACCTTTGTTGTAAAATATGATGATTATAATAGAAGAATATTGATTAATTCTAGAACATTTTCCTCTATTGATATTAGTAACAATATAATTACAATTAATGACCATAATTATTATACTGGACAAAAAATTGTATATACTTCAAATACACCAGCAATTGGATTAACAAATAATAATTTTTATTATGTAATCGTTGTAGATGAAAATACTTTTAGATTATCTAATAGTTATTATGGTGCAACTAAAAATGATCCAGAAATAATTGATATTTTATCTTCCACTTCTGGAACTATTTCACCAATTAATCCACCACTTCAAATAATTAAAAATCAACAAATTACTTTTGATCTTTCTGATTCTTCACTTTCTTTTATTAGTAATGCAAGATCATACTCTGCATTTGAATTTAAACTTTATACTGATAATAAATTTACTCAAGTATTTGATACTACTCAAACTTCAAATAGATTTGAAGTTTCTCAAGTTGGAAGAGTTGGAATTGATTCGACTGCAAAATTAAGTATATTAATTAATGACCAAATCCCAAACAATTTATATTATAATTTAGTACCAATTAATTTAGATTTAAATTCACAAGTCAAGCAAGAAATTGTTAATGATAATGAGGTTATTTCTTCAAACCAAATTTCAATAGTTGAAAGTGAATATAATGGAAGACATACCATTGTAGGAGTTGGATCAACATATTTTCAGTTCAATATTTTAGAAAAACCTAAATTTCAAACTCTTACTTCAAATTCCAATAACCTTGAGTATTTTACAGATACTTTAGGAATTAAAGGTGAGATTCAAGAAATAGTAATCTCAAATAAAGGAAATTACGATTCTCTACCTGTTGTCAATTCTATAATATCAAAATCTGGTTCCGAATCAGTTATAGTTCCTATATCAGATTCAATAGGAAGAGTTTCGTCAACAGAAATACAAGACATTGGCTTTGAATATTCTGCCGATTATAGTGTAAGACCTATTGCAAAGTTTCCGGATATTTTGAGACTTAATCCATTATCAACTTTTGACAGGATTGGTATCACTTCATTTGGAAAAAACTATACTATTGCACCGGATCTTATTGTAATTGATGGATTAACTAATAAAGTAATTGAAGATGTAAATTTACTGTATTCTATTGGTGATAAAACTGTAACTATTCGTAAAAATACATATGAGTTAAGCGATGTTACACCTAAGATTATTCCTATAAACAATCCCAATGGAATAAAAATTAAAAATATAGTATTTGATAATATAACAAAGGATGTAACTGTAACTTTGGGTGCAAGTTTTAGTGACCCCGAAGATTATCCATTTTTTATTGGAAGTAATGTATTAATTGAAGGCGTGAGCGTAGGAGTTGGATCAACTGGTAGAGGGTATAATTCTTCAAACTATAATTATACACTATTTACTTTAACTGGCATCGATCCAAATATTGGTGGAGCTATCGGTGTTGTAACTTTTAATATGTCTTCTTACCTAAGAGAAGACGAAATACCAGGAACATTTAATAGTTTTAACTCTTCAGGTAGAATAGTTCCAGAATCTTATTTTCCAATTTTCAATCCTATACTTAAGAAAAACAATTTCTACAAAGGAGAAATTGTTTATTCAGCGACAGCAACTGGTAATGTTGAAAATTGGGATCCTAATCAACAATATCTTAAGGTATCTACTATAGATGAGTTTGATATTAATCAAACAGTTAGAGGAAAAACTTCAGGTTCTGTAGGCATTATTAATGAAATTATTGGATTTGAATCTGATTATAAGGTTAATTCATATTCTCAAATTAGAAAAGGTTGGAATCGTGAAACAGGATTTTTAAATAATGATTTTCAAAGAGTTCATGATAATGACTATTATCAATATTTTTCTTATGAATTAAAATCTAAAATTGATCTAAACACATGGGATAATTCAGTAAGTGCTTTAAATCATACTGCAGGATTTAAAAAGTTTGGCAATTTAATCATTGAATCAACACAACTAAATGGGGGCATTTCTACAGATCAAAATCAAGGAGATTTTACTGGTATTTCAGATTTATCTTCTTTTGTAAGTTTAAACTGTGTATATGATTTTGATTTAGTGCGAGAAAATAATCTGTATATAGATCAAGATATTAAATCAGATGAAATAATATTTAATTCTGCTATTATTCAAGATTATATTGAATCGATCGGAAATCGAGTATTAATGATTGATAATATTTCAGATCAATTTAATAGTAATCCACGACCAACTGATTTTAGCGTTGTAGATTCTTTTAAATTAAATGAATTTAGATCAAAAAAATATATTTCATTTGTTATGGATAAAAGATTTACCAATGAATGTGAACTAGGTTTAATTTCTTTAATTCATGATAATTCTTTTGGATTTTTGAACCAATATGGGTCAATTTCACCATTTAATACTCTTGGATTTTTTGATTTTAATATTTCGGGAACAGATGGAAATTTATTATATTATCCAGTTAAATCAAAATATGATAATTATCATATTGAATTATTTTCTTTCTCACTAAATGATATAAGTAGTGGAATTGGAACTGTAAATTTAGGCGATTCTGTTTGTATTAATACAAACACTAATATTATTCCTCAGGGAACCATTTCGCCAATAGGTGTAGTAGGAATAGCGTCTACATATAGATCTGCAAAAGTTCTTGTTCAAATTGGGGCAACTGATTCTTCATATTTTGAATATGATGAAATCACTTATATTCATGATAATAATAATGTTTATTTTATTGATTATGGGCAACTTTCTACAGATAATTTTGGATATAATTCATCTTCTGGAATTGGAACATATGATGCTTACTTATCTGGTTCAAATGTCCAAATCGATTTAATTCCTAATTTTGAAACCTCAGTTGATTATGTTATTAATACTTTTAATGTATCATTAGGAAATTCGAGCGTTTCTGGTATTGGCACTGAAATAATTGAAGGAAGTTCAATAAATTCTTCTTCAGTTAGTATTGCATCTTCAAGTTTTCCAGTTTCGAATGTAATTGCAACATATTCTACTCTATCAATAAGCTCCAAAAATTATAACTCTTCATACTCAATTATTAGTATTGAAGATAAAACTAATTTAAATTATCAAGTTTCTGAATTTTTAACGGTATTAAGTGATTCAAATTGTTACACTACTGAATTTGGAATTGTCCAAACAGGTTCTTCTCTTGGTATTATAACTGCAGGACTTTCTGGATTAGATGTAAATATTTACTTTACACCAATTGAAAATATTGATGTTGATGTTAAAGTATTTAAGGTTGATGTTGGATTAGATCCTGATTCTGGAGAAATTTCATTACTAAATGGGTCTTTAAATTATGATTATGGCAGTTATACTGGATCTTATAATGATGTTAAAAAAGAGTTTAATTTAACTCATAAAAATATACCAATTTTCCAAAGAAACTTTGATGGCAGTAATTCAAATATTGTAAATATTGAAAATAATACAATATCGATTGAAAACCATTTTTATATTACTGGAGAAGAAATTGAATATTCTTATCCAGGAGTTGGAACTACCCAAGCAATAGGAATAGCAACGACATCAATTGCTGGAATTGGAATCACAGATAAATTACCTTCTTCTTTATTTGTAGTGAAAGTTAATGATATAGGTATTCAAGTTGCTGCATCTGCATCTGAAGCACTCAAAACAATTCCAAATACATTAGATTTAACTTCTGTTGGAATAGGAAGTGTACATACTTTTACATCAAAAAATCAAAATAATAAGGTTATAATTGGAATTGACAATGTAATTCAATCTCCGGTTGTTTCCACATCAATTACATCGTTTTTAACAAAAAATGTAACTCCACTTGATTTTGATATTTATTGCTCAGACATAAGTTCTATTTTTAGTGGTGATTTAATTAAGATTGGTGATGAAATTATGAAAGTTTCTGCTGTAGGTGTTGGAAGTACAAATTCAATATTAGTCATTAGATCTTGGTTGGGAACTGAAGAATTATCACACAATCAATATGATATTGTTACTAAAGTTTTTGGTACCTATAGTATCTCAAATAATACCCTCTATTTTTCTGAGGCACCATTTGGTAAAATTCCTTTCACAAATTTTTCAAATAATCCAAGTGAGCAAGATTATATTGGCATATCTACAAGTTCTACTTTTAGTGGAAGAGTATTTTTAAGATCTGGAATTTCAGATACTACAAATGAACCTTATAGTAATAATTATATTTTTGATGATATTTCTGATCAATTTAATGGATTTGAAAATACATTTACATTAAAATCAAATAATTCAAATGTGACTGGAATATCAACAGACAATGCAATTTTATTGATCAATAGTATTTTCCAAGGACCAGTATCAACTAATATTGACGGAGATTATAATTTGATTGAAAATACTGGAATAACAAGTATTACTTTTACTGGAGTTGCAAATTCAACAAGTTATGATGTGAATACTGGAAGTCTTCCTAGGGGTGGTATTATTCTTTCATTAGGATCTACTCAAGGATTTGGATATCAACCATTAATTTCTGCTGGAGGAACGGCAATTGTATCCTATGCAGGAACAATTCAATCTATTAGCATTGGTAATAGTGGATCTGGATATAGATCTGGAATTCAAAAAATTATTAATGTGGGAGTTAAAACTGAGAATTTAGAATCATCAACTATAGAATTTGTCGGGGTTGCTTCTGTAATAAATGGTAATATCGTAAGTATTGCGATTACAAATCCTGGAGTTGGATATACTTCATCAAATCCTCCAATTGTTGTATTTGATTCTCCTTTATCATATTCAAATCTTCCTCTAATTTATAGCCCTCAATCTTCAGTGGGACTAGGAACTGGTGCAGTTATAGATATCGTCGTTGGTCAAGGATCTAGTGTCATCTCGTTTGAACTAAAAAATCTTGGATATGGATATAAACGAGGTGAAATCCTTACCGTTTCAATTGGAGGAACACTTGGAATTCAAACAACTTATTCTTCAAATTTCTCAGAATTTCAAATTATTATTGATAATATCCAATCTGATCAATTTACTGCTTGGTCAATTGGCAATCTTCAAGTAATTGATCCGTTAGATTCATTATTTGATGGGAATAGAAAAGTATTCCCAATACTAATTGAAGGTAATCAAACTACAATTAGATCTAAAAAAGGATCTAATATTGATGTTCAAGCATCTTTATTGGTGTTTATAAATGACGTTTTGCAAGTTCCAGGTCAAGGTTATATATTTGCTGGTGGAAGTAGAATAGAATTTACTGAGGCACCTAAAATAGGAGATAAATCTAAAATTATATTTTACAAAGGAACAGGTGATATTGATACTCAAGTTATTGATATTCTTGAGACTATTAAAGTTGGAGATAATGTTCAAATTAAGAGTGATGATATTATATTAAATCAAAATGATAGATTAGTTACTGAAATTATTTCCTCAGATATCATTGAAACAAATATATATTCTGGACCAGGAATATCTCAAAATGAAAATTTATTGAGACCAATTCTTTGGTGTAAACAGACTGAAGACTTGTTTGTAAATGGGCAATCTGTTGGAAAAAATAGAATCATTTATGAATCTTATATTCAACCAGTTTCAAGCATTATCCAAAATGTTGGAATCGGATCTACTATAATTTTTGTTGAAAATGTAAAATCTTTATTTGATAATGAAAGAGAATATATCCATGACGGAACAATAGAAAAACCCCAGAATAAAATTTTAATTGTATCTCAAGATAATATAGTTTCTGCTGCTGCAACTGCTGTGGTTTCTATTTCTGGAACTATTTCTTCGATTATTATTTCTGATGGTGGCGTTGGTTATAGTACATCTCCTACAGTTTCAATAGGCAATCCTGTTGGAATAGCAACTACTGGACTTGCTCAATTAAATGCAACAATAATAAATGGATCTGTAACATCTGTATCAGTTATTGATGGTGGATTTGGATATGATTCATCTCAACCACCAATGGTTTTAATTGAACCACCTGAACCAAAATATGAAGTTATAGATAATATTTCTTATACTGGAGATTTTGGTGTCATTACTGGAATCAAAACAACTTCTGTTGGCGTTGCATCCACAGGTATTGTGTTTGATTTCTTCATCCCACAAAATTCTCCATTGAGAGATGGTAAAACAGTTACAGTTGGGATTGCAACTACTGGAATTAGTGGAATTCAAACTGGATATTATTTTACTATCAATAACTCAAATGTTGGTCAAGGACTCACATCTCTAAATTCTTCTGGAGGTGTAGTTGGAGTTGGTACTACTTTTATTGATAACATTTATCAAGTTGCTGCAGTTTCCATAGCACAAACTGCGGTTTCGGGGGTTGGGGTTACTTATGTTGCCCAAGTAACTGTAAGCGTCTCTAATTATAATGGTTTAAGTGGTATTGGGTACAGTGGTTTTTATGGCGAATATAGTTGGGGAAGAATCTCTACACCAACTAGAAAAAATCCGCAGCAGTTTACCTCATATGCAAACATTGGAGGAATTTCTACATCACCAACAATTCAAAGATTTAATAGACTTAAATTCTCAAATTATAATACATAAATAGATAAAAAACGTCAAAATGTCTGCAATTATAACTGATCAGTTAAGAATTTTAAATGCAAAGAATTTTGTTTCAGTGGCAAGTTCTTCTAATAATTCTTATTATTCATTTGTCGGATTAACTAATGCAACAGATTATGCTGCAACTTGGGATAATAATCCACCATCTCCTAAGGATAGCTTTGAACAAGAAAATGATTATTGGGATACAATGATTGCTTTGAAAAAAATCAAAGCAAATGATGTAAATCAAGTTGTTAGAAAAATTACTTGGTCTTCTGGAACAACTTATGACATGTATCGACATGATATTAGCAGGACTAATACATCAAAACCCTCAGGAGCAACAAGTTTATATTCTGCAAATTATTATGTAATTAATAGCGATTTAAGAGTTTATATTTGTCTTCATAATGGTACTGATCCAGAAAATCCTGAAGGAAGACCATCTTTAGATGAACCAACTTTTATAGATTTGGAACCAAAATCTGCTGGAAACAGTGGAGATGGATATATTTGGAAGTATCTTTATACTATTAAACCTAGTGAAATTATAAAATTTGATACTGTCAATTTTATGCCAGTACCAAAAGATTGGGAAACTTCAAGTGAATTTTATCCTATTCGAAATAATGCTGCGGCAACTAATAATCAACTAAAAATTATTACAATTACAAATCGAGGAGTTGGACTAGGTACAGCAAATAGAATATACACCAATGTTCCAATCAAAGGTGATGGAACTGGTGCAAAAGCAACCATAATCATTAATAATGATTCTAAAGTTGAATCAATTACTATTTCATCTGGAGGATCTGGATATACATATGGAACAGTTGATTTAGTAGGTGGTAATGTTCCTACTGGTTCTACTAATTTAGATACTCCAAAATTTAATGTTATTATTCCACCAAAAGGTGGACATGGAGCAGATATTTATAGGGAACTTGGAGCATACAATGTTCTAATTTTTTCAAGAATAGAAAATGATATTGAAAATCCAGATTTTATTACTGGCAATAAAATCGCAAGAGTTGGTCTTGTAGAAAACCCACAAGCATATGATTCAACTTCTTTATTAGATATCGATAAGGCAAGTGCTTGTTATGCTCTCAAATTAACAGGCATTGGGTATAGTAATACAACTTTTACATCAAATTCTACAATTACACAAACAATTAGTACTGGCACAACAGCAGTTGGTAGAGTAATTTCATACGATCAAAATACAGGTGTTTTAAAATATTGGCAAGATAAAAGTCTTGCAGGATTTAATACTGATGGATCTCAAAATTCTTTATCAACTTATGGATTTAATCTGAATAAATTTACCAAAAATGTTGGGACTGGAGGAACGACCATTTTAAATGGTACTAATCTTTCAATTGATACAACATTTACGGGTATTTCTACCACACTAAATAATAGAACATATAATCTAGGTCAATTCTTTGTTGACGGATTATCAAATCCAGAAGTTAAAAAGTATTCTGGAAATATTATTTACGTTGATCATAGACCTTCTATTACTAGATCATCAAATCAAAAAGAAGATATTAAAGTTATTTTGCAATTTTAAAGAATTATGCCACAGGAAACTAACCTCAACGTCTCTCCATATTTTGATGATTTTGATCCTCAAAAAAATTATTACAAGGTTTTATTTAAACCGGGATATCCTGTGCAGGCGAGAGAGTTGACTGGATTACAGTCCATTCTTCAAAATCAAATAGAACAATTTGGAAATCATGTATTTAAAGAAGGTTCTGAGGTAATACCTGGAGGAATTTCATACACTTCTAAATTTTCAGGTATTGTTCTTGAAAATTCTTTAAACGGTATTGATATAGATTCTTACATAGATAATTTATTATTTAAGAGGATAGTAGGTCAAAGTTCTGGTGTTAGAGCAAGAATTGAGTATATTTTTAAAAAAAATACTTTAAATAACCCAAATACTGTTTTGTATTTAAATTATTTAAATGAAAGCGGCGATTCTAAAACATTTAGTGATTCTGAAAATCTTATAGTAGAAGAAGATATAATTCCAGGATTCTCAAATTTAACTTCTATTCGGGCAAATCAAGTTTTTGCTCGTACACTTAGCACTAATTCAAATATATTTGGATCTGCAGTTTCTCTTTCATCTGAGGGAGTTTATTTTTTGCGAGGTTATTTTATAACCGTTCCACCTCAGACTTTAATTTTAGACTATAATTCTATTAGACCAACTTACAAAGTAGGATTTACTGTTTCAGAAGAGATTGTTAATTATGATATAGACAATTCTTTGGTAGATAATGCTAAAGGATTTTCTAATTATGCAGCTCCTGGTGCAGATAGATTTAAAATAACTGCAACTTTGTCTAAATTTAGATATGACGAGCAGCCCGGAAACTTTATTGAAATTTTAAGAATTAGGAATGGATCTCAAGAATATGTTGCAACAAATCCACAATATAATGAGTTATCAAAGGAGTTTGCAAGAAGAACATATGACGAATCTGGTGATTATTATGTTAAACCATTTACAGTTGATATTAGAAATTCATTAAATGATGGAAAAGATAATAATGGAATTTTTAATTTCAATCAAACAACATATCAAAATAATGTTCCATCAGAAAATCTGGGAGCATATTTAATTTCCCCAGGTAAGGCATATGTTCGTGGATATGAAGCAGAAATGCTATCATCGACAATCACGGATTTTGAAAAGCCAAGAACAACAAAAACTTTAGAAAATCAAAGCATAATTTATTCAACTGGTGCTACATATTCATTAAATAGAGTTTACGGATCTCCATCTTTGGGGATTGGCACTTACTATGTAAGTCTAAGAGATTCTAGAGTAGGCATAAATCAACATTCTGCCCCAGGTAAAGAAATTGGAGTTGCAAGAGTTTATGATTTTGCACTAGAGTCTGGATCATATGAGTCAACTATTCCAGATACAAATCAATGGGATATTTCATTATATGATATACAGACATATACCGAAATTTCTTTAAATGAACCTATCACATTACAAACTCCAATATTCATTAAAGGAAAATCTAGTGGTGCAACTGGATTTTTAAGATATGATGCGAGTAATTCTGGAATTATTACTGCATATAATGTAAGTGGAATATTTGCTAAAGGAGAAAAGTTTATCTTTGATGGCATTGAAAATAATAGAATTGCAACATCTATTAAAAGTTATGGTACTAATGATGTACAATCTCTATATGGATTGGTGGGAACTTCATATACATTTACTGCTGACACTAAGCAATATCCAACTGTTAATGTTGGGTCAGTAAATATTACTTCTCAATCTGGCGGAATTTCTACTGTAACCTCTTCTAATTTTAATTTTATAGGCATTGCTACTGTAGGAAATTTAGTTTCATTTTCGCAACCAGGCATCACAACATCAGTTTTTGCTAAAATTGCATCTGTAAGTGAAGGAAGTATTACTATAACCGGAATAACAACTGTAACTGGAATATGCGAAGGAAAATTACCTTCTAGTAATATTACACCATCAGACTTTAAATTATTAAAATCAAGATTTTTAACTTCTACCGATAATACTTTATATACTCCGATAGGTAAAAAGTATATATCTTCAGTAGACCTATTGGGTTCTCAACTGATAATTAAAAAGCAATTTGAAGTTACTATTTCATCAAATTCAATTACTGTACCTTCAACAGAATTGCTATCAAATGAAGCATTTTTACCTTTTGATGAAGAAAGATACGTTCTTATTAGAAAAGATGGAGTAACTGAACCATTAAGTTCTGATAAATTTTTATTCACTTCTGGTGGTAGAGAATTAACCATTAATGGACTCACAGCATCCTCTGGTCAAGCAAAGTTAATAGCAACATTACAAAAAAGAAATATCAAATCTAGAGTAAAATATAAAAATAGAGTTAATTCTATAATCGTTGATAAATCAATTTACAATTATTCAGGAACAAATAGTGGTGCAGGAAATACTACTATTAATGATGGATTAGTTTATGGAAATTATCCATATGGGACTAGAATTCAAGATCAAGAAATATGTTTAAATGTTCCAGAAGTTACTAAATTATATGCAATTTTTGAGTCCTCTGGATCTCAAGATCCTACAGCACCTTCTATAGTTTTAGAAAATATATCAACTGTATCGACATCATCAGTTCTAATTGGAGAAGAAATTATAGGAGAAAACAGTGGTGCTGTTGCTATTTGTTTAGAAAAATCATCATCTTTTAGTGTAAAATATGTAAGTCTGAATGATCGCTCATTTATTGATGGAGAAAATATTTTATTTAAAGAATCTAATGTTACTGCTTCTATAAATCAAATAATTTCTGGATCTAATGATATAAAAAATAACTATAGTTTAGATGGTGGGCAAAAAAGTACAATTTTAGATTATTCAAAAATAATTAAAAAAACAAATTCTTTCTCTCCCACTAAAAAATTAAAAATATATTTTGAATCCGCATATATTCCAGATTCTGACAATGGTGATATAACTGTTGTTGATTCGTATAATCAATTTAATTATTGCAGTATTCAATCTATAAACAATAATAGAATATCAGACATTATTGATGTAAGACCAATAGTCTCACAATTTAATTCAAATGCAGTAGATTATTCTCCCTTTGAATTTTTTGGTAGAGTATTAAATATAACTCAAAGTTCTTCATTAAATATTCTCGCTTCAGATGAAGCGATTATTTGTAATTATTCTTTTTATCTTGGTAGAATAGATAGAATTTATCTATCTGTAAATTCAAATACTAATAGAATTTCTCAATCATATACGAAGAGACCAGTTATTGTTGCAAAACAGGGAGTTCCGTCAGAATCTCCACAACTACCAGATAATATTGATGATGCATTAGAAATTGCAAGAGTATTTTTGCCTCCATATTTATGTAATGTTAAAGAAGCATCTATAACATTAATTGACAATAAAAGATATACCATGTCTGATATATCTAGATTAGAAAATAGAATCAAAAATGTTGAGTTTTACACTACACTAACACTCTTAGAAAATAATGCAAAAAATCTACAAATAAAAGATGCTCAACAATTAGATAGATTTAAATCTGGAATTTTTGTTGATAACTTTACAACTACTTCATCTCAAAATAAAATAACAGAAGTTAAGAATAGTATTGATGTAATTAATTCGGAATTAAGACCTTCCCCATTTACAACAGAAATTGATCTTGTTATAGGATCAAGATCATTGATTGGTATCGGAACACAACCACCTTCTGAGGTTGATGTGAAATATGTTACCGATTTAATAGGTAACAATATAAGAAGAAGTAGTGTCAGAAATGCTAATTCGACGGGTAAAGGAATTATTACTTTAGATTATAATGAAGTTCTTGAAATTTCGCAACAATATGCTACAAGAATTGAAAATGTAACTCCATATCTAGTAACTTCATACTACGGAACTATTGAATTAAATCCATCCTCAGATATTTGGGTAGACCAAATTGCTTTAGAACCTTTAACAGTAGAAGGAATTTCCGGAGAAATAACTTACACTCAAGTTCAACTAAATGCATCTCAAGTTAATCAGCAAAGTGGATGGAGTCCAATTTTATGGAATTCTTGGGTTAATAATTGGACTGGTCTTGAAACAAATTCTGCTACTTCAGGTAATTCAACAACCATTAGTACAACTCTAACTGGACAAGCTGTAAGAACAGGTACATCTTCAAGAACGATAGAAACTTTCAGTAATATTTCTTTAGGTAGTCGTGTAGTTAATGTTGATGTTTCTCCTTTCATGAGATCTAGAAATATTGAGTTTAATGCTAAAAAATTAAAACCATTTTCTAGACTTTATGCCTTTTTTGATGGGCAAGATGTCAATAACTTTATAATACCTAAATTAATTGAAATTGAAATGTTAGAAGGAGTATTTATTCCTAATGAAATTATATCAAGTTCTACATTTAAAGCTAGATGTGCATCTGCAAATCATAGATATGGACCATTTGCAAATCCAACGGATATTTTTATAAAAAATCCATATAATCAATCAGAAGATCTTCCTTCGTCATATTCCACAAATTCAACAGTTCTAAATATCGATACTACCAGTTTATCTGATTTATCTAGTTTTGATTTTTCAGGTTCAATATCGGTAGGAATGCTTTTAAATGGAGAAAGTAGTGGATCTCTTGCTAGAGTTACAAATATTAGATTAATTTCAGATCGTTCTGGAGTTGTGATTGGGTCATTTTTTGTTCCTAATCCAAATATTCAAACAAATCCAAAATATAAAACTGGAACAAAAACTTTAAAATTAACAACAAATCAATTCAATTCACCTTTGGCAGGAGAACTCCTTTCTCAGGCAGAATCTAATTTTTATTCAAGTGGAACACTAACAACAACTCAAGAAACTATCCTTTCAGTAAGAAATCTTGATATACAAACTGCTACAGTTAGCGAAAATCAAGCAATTACTCAAACAACAAACACTACATTTACAACCACTCCACCTTCTCCACCTCAACCACCTCAACCACCAGGAGGAGGAAATGACGACGATGAGGATAATCCAGAATTTTCAGGACCTAATGCAGCAGCCAATCAAGCTGCATGGGAGGCAGCAACTGGATACACAGATCCTTTAGCGCAATCATTTAGAATAGGTGACGATAAAGATTCTGTTGGACGATATGTAACATCTATTGACTTATACTTCCAGTCAAAAGATGATGAACTTCCAGTTATTATTCAACTTCGTTCAGTATCTCTGGGAATTCCTACAAATGAAATTTATCCATTTAGTACTGTTACAGTAGAACCGGAAAATATAAATGTTTCTGATGATGCATCAATTCCAACAAGAATAAATTTTTCTGCTCCAGTATTTTTGGAAGGAAATAAAGAACATGCATTAGTTGTTTTATCTGATGCTAGAACATATAATCTTTGGATATCCAGAATGGGTGAGATTGATGTATCAACATCAAACGGTTTAGAGTCTTCTCAAATATTTGTGACTTCTCAAACCGTTTTAGGATCTTTATTCAAATCTCAAAATACTTCGGTATGGACTCCTAGTCAATATGAAGATATTAAATTTAATCTTTATTCTGCTAGATTTGTGTCGGATGGATCCATAAATTTCTTCAATCCAGAATTAAATCTTTCTAATCGCCAAATTGCTACTTTAAATAAAGATTCATTACAAATTACATCTAGAAACATTCGGGTTGGATTAGGAACAACAGTTAGTTCTAATTTAAGTATCGGTAATTTAATCACTCAAGATGGTTCTAATGCAACTGGATATTATGTTGGAGTGGGAGGTTCTGCTGTAGGGCAACTTCAGGTACTTAATGCCGGTATTGGATATACTCCATCTATAGGGTCTCTTACTTATAATAATGTATCTCTCACGTCAGTAACGGGAAGTGGAAGAGATGCAAAAGCAAATATTACTATTTCAAATGGAGTTGCTATTGCAGCCACTATTTCTATTGGCGGAACAGGATATACAGTTGGAGAAGTACTTACTGCAGAATCAATTGGAATTAATTCTCTTGGTAGAAACTTAAGATTGTCTGTTGTTGGTATTGGACAAGTAAACGAATTGATATTAGATAATATTCAAGGAGATTTTATTGTAGGTGTCGGAAAAACACTTTATTATCAAAGTTCAGAAGTTGGAGTTGGACGAACTCCAATAAACGGTGGTGGAGTTTATATTACATCAACTCCGATAGTAAGATCAGATGGTCTTCATATGAAAGTAAATCATAATAATCATGGAATGCATTCTTTGACCAATAGTGTAATAATTTCTAATGCAAAATCTGATATAGATCCTGCAAGACTTACACAAGAATATTCATCTACCTCCAATTCAAGTATTTTACTTTCTCCCGGATTTAGTACTTCATTCTTAACTTTTGAAAATATTGGAGTTGGGCAAACAAATCCCGGATATGTATTGATTGATGGTGAAATTATCTCCTATACTGGTGTTTCTAACAATAATTTAACTGGAATAGTAAGAGGAATAGATTCTACTCAAATAACCACACATCAAATAAATTCTTTAGTATATAAGTATGAGCTTGGTGGTGTTTCATTAAGAAGAATTAATAAAAAACATGATCTTCAGGATGCTGAAATTAATAATCCAATTGGATTAGATTATTATACAATTAAAGTCGGAATGAATACTAATGGAGTAGATAGAACAGATGGAACAAGTATTCCTAAATTATATTTTAATTCATCTAAATTAACTGGGGGAGAATCTATTCAAGCAACACAAAATATTCCTTTTGAAATTGCGAGACCAATTACACAAACAGTAGTTCATCCTAGAACTAAATTAAGTGCAGAAATAAGAACAACTAGTGGTACAAGTGTTTCTGGATCAGAAATTTCTTTTGAAAGTCAGGGATTTGAACCTATATCTCTATCTCAAAATAATTATTTCTCGACTCCAAGAATAGTTGCATCTAAAGTAAATGAAACTGAAAAATTAAATGATTCTCTTGCAAACAAGTCAATGGAAGTTAGATTTAATTTGAGTACCAGTGATTCCAGATTAACTCCAGTTATAGATTTAGACCGAATGGGCATGATCTTAGTTTCAAATAGAGTAAATAATGTCATTGAAAACTATGCCGATGATATAAGAGTTTCGACTCTTAGGGATGATCCATCTGCATTTGTCTATGCGACAAAAGCTATTCCTCTTGAAATTCCAGCAAATTCGATTAAGGTAATAGTATCTGCTTATATTAATCCCTACTCTGATCTAAGAGCTTTCTATTCTATACTGAAAGACACTAATGAGGATCCAATTTATTATCCTTTCCCAGGATATTCTAATATAATTAGATCAGAAGGATTTGGATTATCTAATCAAGTTATTAATATAGAAAATAGTGATGGATCTTCGGATGTTTTTGTTTCAAAAAATCAATCTTTAGGATTTGAAAGTAATGATATTACATTCAAGGATTATGAATTTACTATAGATAATTTGGAATCTTTTAGATACTTTAGCATTAAACTTATTGGAACATCAACAAATCAATGCTATCCACCAAGATTGAGAGATCTTAGAGTTATTGCCGTTGCCTAATCTATTCGAGTATGAAAAAAGTTAAAGTTAAGGATGAATTAAATTTAGTTCGTGATTTAGAGACAAAAGCAGTAATTAATACAGATATGCAAGCATATGATAACTATATTAATTCCAAAAAAGTTAGGGAAAATGACATGCAAAAAATTAAAAATCTTGAAAATGACGTGAATGAAATTAAAAACGATTTAACTGAAATTAAAAATTTATTGAGGAATTTGATAAATGGACCCTGATAAAATTTCTTTAGAAAGTATATCTAAATTATTTGAATATGAGAAACTCTCAAGAGATATAGATAGTATAGATGATCTTGAGACTTTAAGAATAATTACCAAGTCTTATATTAAATTATATTTTAAACAACAAGAAGTAGTATCAAGACTATAATGGCACAACCATCATCAAGACAAGAACTGATAGATTATTGTTTGAGAAAACTAGGTGCTCCTGTTTTGGAAATCAATGTTGCTGAGGAGCAAATAGAAGATCTTGTTGATGATGCCATTCAGTTCTTTCAAGAAAGGCATTTTGACGGTGTTTATCAAACTTATTTGAAGTATAAAGTAACACAGGAAGATATTGATCGAGGGAGAGCAAAAGGAATTAATGGAGTTGGTGTTGCTTCAACATCAGCAACAGCAAATATAGTTGGAACCGCAACTACCTTTAATTATTTTGAAAATAGTAATTATCTACAAGTTCCACCTCATGTTATAGGAGTAAATAAGGTATTTCATTTTGAGGGATCAAATTCTATTGCAAGTGGAATGTTTAGTATTAAATATCAATTATTTTTGAATGATATTTACTATTGGGGTTCTACTGAACTTTTGACATATTCAATGGTAAAGACATATCTTGAAGATATCGATTGGTTATTAACAACACAAAAACAAATCCGTTTTAATAAAAGGCAAGATAGACTTTATATGGATATTGATTGGAGTGCATTAAAGCCAGATCATTATCTTATAATTGATTGCTATAGAATGATGGACCCTAATGATTATTCTAGAGTTTGGAATGATTCATTTTTAAAACCATATTTAACTTCACTGATAAAAAGACAATGGGGTTTAAATTTAAGTGCTAAATTTAGAGGAATGAAACTTCCCGGAGGAATAGAATATAATGGTAGAGAACTTTTCGAAGATGCTCAAAGAGAAATTGATGCCTTGATGGAAAAAATGTCAAGTACTTATGAATTACCACCATTAGATATGATCGGATAATGTTATGTTAAATCCCTTCTTTTTAAATGGTTCAAAATCAGAACAAAGTCTTCTTCAAGATTTAGTAAATGAATCTTTAAGAATGTATGGTGTTGATGTTTATTATCTTCCTCGTCAGTACATTACAGAGAAAACTGTCATAAAAGAAGTCATTGAGTCTCAATTTAACTTTGCATACCCAATAGAAGCATACGTTGACTCTTATGAGGGATATGGTGGTCAAGGAACCATTTTATCAAAATTTGGTATTCAGGAATTAGATGATTTAAATTTAATTATTTCAAAAGAAAGATGGGAAACATATATATCAGAACTAATCAAAAATATAGAACATATTAAAATATCCAATAGACCGAAGGAAGGAGATATAATTTATTTTCCATACGGTAATCGCTTATTTGAAATTAAATATGTTGAACACGAAAAACCTTTTTATCAATTAAGAAAAAATTATGTTTATGAATTAAGATGTGAACTTTTCAGATATGAAAATGAAATTATTAATACTGGTATAGATTTCATTGATAATCCTGGAGGAATAGATGGTGATGGGACAGGAGATGATCTTACTGATAGAGATCAATATACAGTAACGCAAACTCTTCAACTTGTTGGTTTGGGATCAACGGCATCTGCAATAACAACTATAGTAAATGGTGGTGTTAGATTTGTAACTCTTACTAATAGAGGTCTTGGATATAGAACTGCACCAACAGTAGCATTTTCATCAGCACCTTATGGGGGGACAACTGCTATAGGAATAGCAACAATGATAGGTGGAATTGTAGATCTTTGCGAACCAAATGATACTTTATTAAGAGTGCAAGGAGTTGAATTAATTAATCCCGGATTTGGATACACTGTAGCACCTAAAATTTCATTTACTGGTGGAGGAGGTGCTGGAGCAGAAGCAGTTGCAACTATTGGGGACGGTATTGTAGGAATAATTACAGTCAGTAATGGAGGTTCTGGATATATAAATCCACCATTAGTTTCCTTTGTTGGAATATCTTCTATATCTGCACAAGCATCAGCAGTAATTAATGATTCCGGATCTGTAACCCAGATTAGAATAACTAATTCCGGATTGGGATACACCCAATCTCCACAAATACAAATTAGTTCTCCTAATATAATAGTAGGATTTGGTACATATCAATATAATGAAATTGTAGTCGGAAGTATAAGTAGTATAACTGCAAGAGTTAAATCTTGGAATGTAATTACTAAAATTTTGGAAGTGTCAAATTCGACGGGAGAATTTTTACCAGGAGAAATTGTAACGGGAACAGATTCTGGGGCAAATTATAGTATAAGATCTCAAAATTTAATTAATGTCAATGATAATTATGATCAAAGTAATATCATTGAATCTGAAGGAAAAAATATTATAGATTTTAGTGAGGTAAATCCTTTTGGAACTCCTTAATTTGTTAAATAGATTACAAATAGGTCAATAAAAAATGTTTGAGTATTTTTACCACGAAATTCTTCGTAAAACAGTAATTAGTTTTGGAACATTATTTAATGACATTGAAATAAGACAAACTAATAATCAAAAGGAAGTAATATCGATTATTAAAGTTCCTCTTGCCTATGGACCTATTCAAAAGTTTTTAGCAAGAGTCGAACAACAACCAAATCTAAATTCTCCGGTTCAAATAACATTACCAAGAATGTCATTTGAATTTACCGGATTGTCTTATGATACAACAAGAAAATTAACAACAACTCAAACATTTTTGTCAAAATCAGTGACTGATGGAACTGATATAAGAAAAACTTATATGCCAGTTCCATATAACATGGATTTTGAACTTAGTATAATGACTAAATTGAATGACGATATGCTTCAAATTATTGAGCAAATTTTACCATATTTCCAACCTTCTTATACATTAACTGTAAATTTAGTTGATTCAATTGGAGAAAAAAGAGATATTCCAGTTGTCCTTGAAGCTATAACTATGGAAGATGATTATGAAGGTGATTATACTACAAGAAGAGCATTAATTTATACTCTAAAGTTTGTAGCAAAAGTTTATCTTTTTGGTCCCGTTTCTTCTGGCGTTTCCAAAGATATTATCAAAAAAGTTTCTCTTGGATTTGTTTCTGGAGACACTCAATCAACTTCAAGAGATCTTACATACTCTGCAACACCAATTGCTACTAAAGATTATACTGGAGGAGCAATTACTACTTTAAGTAAAGATGTTGATCTTGGAACAACTGCGATTGAAGTTATAGATGCCTCAAATATACCAGTAAATTCTTATTTCACATTAAATAATGAGACATTATATGTTTCTAAGAAATCAGGAAATACTTTAAATGTAATTAGAGGATCTTATAGTACTCCAATTTCAAATCATGTATCTGGAACTGAAGTTAAGTTAATTACTGAGGCAGATAATTCTCTAATTGAATTTGGAGATGATTTTGGATTTAGTGGTCTAGAATTTAGTTGAGGTTATTATGCCTAAAAAATTTGACAAGTTAGATGAAGTTTTTAATGTCGCAAGTGAAATTGTAGAAAATCAAATAGAACCTATACAAATTGAAAAGATAGAAGAAAAAAAAGAAACAACTTCGATAGTTAATGATATAAAAAGAGACTATGAGTATTCTAGAGGAAACTTCTATTCTATCATAGAAAAGGGACAAGAAGCAATTAATAGTGTTTTGGAATTAGCGCAAGAAACAGAATCTCCAAGAGCATATGAAGTTGTTGGTCAGTTAATTAAAAATGTTTCGGATGCTACTGATAAATTAATGGAACTTCAGAAAAAACTCAAGGACATAGAGGAAGTTAAATCTTCAAGTGGACCAACAAATGTTACTAATGCACTCTTTGTCGGATCTACTGCTGAATTATCAAAGTTATTAAAAAATAAGCTAAATGAGGAAGAAAATAAATAGAAATAAAAATGTTAAATCAAGCAGTAACTGAACTGGAAAATAGATTACTTAATCTAAAGGACACTTCTTATGATTCTATTGATAACTTGATGAGAAAAATTATGAGATCTCATAAAGTGACCGCTAAACAACTTCACAATGCTTTCACAAATAAATATAAAAAGACACCAGACGATTGGATTAAAGGAAAAATGAAAAAAATTCACGAAGATCATAAAGAAATTGCTTCTGGTAAGAAAGCAGATGATGAAGGATATATGGCAAGAAATGAATTGGATTCAATTGAAAGGGCAATTCAAAATCTCAGAAAATCCATAAAGTCTGGTGAGCAGCAACTTCCTGCGTGGGTTCAATCAAAAATTACTAAGGCAGCAGATTATATTGATACTGCAGCGGAGTATCTTCAAAGTGATGAAAAAGTTGAAGAATCTATAAATCCATTAAAAGATCCAAAAACTCAAATTAAAAGATCTACTGGTGCTGGAGCATTAACTGCAAATGCAGCAAAACAATTAGGTTCAAAGGCACAAAAACTACAAAAAGAAAAAGCAAAGCAAGTTGATATTCCTAGATTTAATAAAGAAGAAATTTCTTTAGTTGAAAAAATTCTCGGGGAAGAAAAGTGTGGTAAAGACATGTATTGGTGTAATACTGATAAGGTGTGTAAACCACTCCCAGAAGGAATGAAAGTTCCTGGACAAAAAATTAAACCAACTGAAGTTGGAATTGGAAAACCAGTTGAAGGATCTTGTACTCATACTAAAAAAGGAAAATCTTGCCCTGTTCATGGAATGAGTCAATGCCCAATGGCAGAAGAAAGAGATCCAAAGGGACCAACTCAACCATATAAATCACCACAAGAAATTGCTAAAAAGCATGGGGTTTCATTAAAAGAGATTCAAACACAAGTTGAAATTGGAACCAAAGTTGAATCTGAGCATACTTCAAATAAAAAACAAGCAAGAATAACCGCTCTTCAACATTTAGATGAACTTCCAGATTATTATACAAAGTTGAAAAAAATGGAAACTCAAAAAGAGAGTTCTATAATAAGAGATGCATATGGAAATTATTATGCTGAGTTTATTGATATCGTTAAAGCGGGAACTATAGAAGAAGAGAATCCTGGTCTTTGGGCAAACATTCATAAGCGTAGAGAAAAAGGTCTTCCTAGAAAAAAACCAGGACAAAAAGGATATCCAAAAACATTAGATGTTGATGAGGGAATTGAACAAGCAAGAAAAAATGTTGGTGCGGATAAATGCTGGAAAGGTAAAAAATTAGGAAATCCTCCAACAAAGATAAAAAATGGAAAAGAAGTTCCTAATTGCGTCAGTGAAGCGGCAAGAATTCCTGCCCAAACTGGCAATAATGTCTTTGTAACTTTATCTTGGAGAGGTAAATATTATACGATACAAATATTCTTCCCACAAGCAAAAGTTCCTTCAAGAATTGAGATTTCTGATGAGATTCAGAAAATTTATCCCGATTCAAGAGTAGTTACTTATCGAGTTGCAGATTTTAAACAAGGAGAACCTTTAGTATACGCTTATAGAGGTGGAAGTGGTGGCAAATTAGGTCCTAATAAAAACTATGTAAAACCTATGGGCGAAGAGGTTGAAATATCAGAGTTAAAAAAGTAGAAAGTTCTTCTGAAGTAGCAGAAGATTGGCAAAAGGTAAATCGTAAAGATAAAACTGATGGATTAAGTCAGAAAGCAGTAAATGCTTATCGTAAAGAAAATCCTGGTTCTAAACTGCAAACTGCAGTAACTGAAAAAAATCCAACAGGCAAAAGGAAAAGTCGTCGTTCTTCTTTTTGTAGTCGTATGAAGGGTATGAAATCTAAATTGACTTCATCAAAAACTGCAAATGATCCAGATTCCAGAATAAACAAAGCACTTCGTAGGTGGAGATGCCGCTAATATATTAATTGAACTAAAAATATGGCAGATGAACATTATCTTGGTAATCCGTTACTTAAGAAGGCAAATACAAAAATTGAATTTACTGAAGAGCAAGTTCTTGAGTGGATTAAGTGTGCAAAAGATCCAGTTTATTTTGCAAAGAATTATATAAAAATTGTAACTCTTGATCACGGATTGTCAAAATTTAATACATATCCGTTTCAAGAAGAAATGATTGAGACGTTTCATAATAATCGTTTTAGTATTTGTAAGCTACCACGTCAATCTGGGAAAAGTACTACAGTAGTCTCTTATCTTCTTCATTATGCTATTTTTAATGATAATGTAAACATCGCAATTCTTGCAAACAAAGCATCAACTGCAAGAGATCTTCTTGATCGTCTTCAAACAGGGTATGAGAACTTGCCAAAATGGTTGCAGCAAGGGGTAATATCTTGGAATAAAGGTTCTATGGAACTTGAAAATAAATCTAAGATTACTGCTGCATCAACTTCAGCATCTTCAATTCGAGGAGGAACCTATAATATCATTTTCTTGGACGAATTTGCATTCGTCCCAAATACTGTTGCTGATAATTTCTTTAGTTCTGTTTATCCTGTAATTACATCTGGACTATCTTCAAAGGTGATCGTGGTTAGTACCCCATATGGTATGAACCATTTTTACCGTTTATGGGATGATGCACAAAAAAGTAAGAACGCTTATGTTCCAATTGAAGTTCATTGGACAGATGTTCCTGGAAGAGACGAGGAATTTAAGAGAACTACTATTGCAAATACTTCTGAGGCTCAGTGGAGACAAGAGTTTGAGTGCTTATTTCTTGGATCATCAGATACCCTTATTTCTGGACCAGTACTTAATAGATTAGTATTTGAGCAACCAAAGACATCCAGTGCAGGATTAGATGTCTATGAAGACCCTCAGGAGGACCATACCTATGTGGTTACTGTTGACGTTGCTCGTGGAGTAGAAAAAGATTTTTCAGCATTTTTAGTAATAGATGTATCTCAATTTCCACATAAAGTAGTTGCAAAATATAGAAATAATCAAATAAGACCCATACTATTTCCACAAATTATAAAAGACGTTGCAATATCTTATAATAAGGCATATATTTTATGTGAAGTTAATGATGTTGGAGATCAAGTAGCTGCTGGTCTTCATTATGATTTGGAATATCCAAATCTTCTTATGAGTTCCATGCGGGGAAGAGCAGGTCAAATTTTAGGACAAGGATTTTCTGGCAAAAAAGTTCAACTTGGAGTAAAGATGTCAAAAACAACCAAAAAGGTTGGTTGTTTAAACTTAAAAACTCTTATTGAAGATAATAAACTTGTATTTAATGATTTTGAAGTTATTAATGAACTTACAACTTTCATTCAAAAAGGTAATTCTTTTGAGGCAGAAGAAGGGAGAAATGATGATTTGGTAATGTGTTTAGTGATGTATTCTTGGTTAATTTTACAAGATTACTTCAAAGAACTTACTGACCAAGATATACGAAAAAAAATATATGAAGAGCAAAAGAATCAAGTAGAGCAAGATATGTCTCCTTTTGGATTTATTATTGATGGTATAAATGATGAGAACACTTTTGTAGATAAAGATGGTGATAGATGGTATACTGATGAATATGGCGATTCGCAAGCAGAATTTTCTTACATGTGGAATTACATCTAATGGACTTAGAGGACCATCTAAATTTTGATCACTTATTCTTATATGAAAGAAAATGTAGAGTTTGTGGTAAAACTAAAAATTTAATAGATGAATTTTATCGGACAAGAAAAGATAGAGGTCCAGTATCTTCTTCTTTTTCTTATGAGTGTAAAAAATGTGCCAAAAAACGAATTATTACGTCAAGAAAAAAGAACACACCTAAACCAAAATGGGAATATCCTGACTGGTAAACTGTTCACGCCAGATTTCCCCCGTGAAAAGTGTAGTTTTGATAAATATTTTTTAGATAAACTGAGACTTAGGAGAAAAACTAAATGGCGACTCCTCAATTATCTCCCGGTGTATTGATCCGCGAGGTTGACCTTACCGTAGGAAGAGCTGATAATGTTTTAGATAATATTGGAGTGATTGCGGGTCCTTTTGCAATTGGTCCCGTAGATGAACCAATTGATATTACAACCGAAAATGAGTTGATAAATGTTTTCGGTAAACCAATTTCTACTGATGCTCAATATGAGTATTGGATGAGTGCATCTTCATTTCTTTCATATGGTGGTGTTCTTAAAGTAGTAAGAACTGACGGTGCTGAACTAATAAATGCAAATGCTATTCGCAATTCTTCTGGTGTTTCTACCGCAGGAGAACCTTCTTTAAAAATTAAAAACTTTGACGATTACGAGGCAAATTATGCTGATGATATCGCAAACTATATTTTTGCTGCAAAAAATCCAGGATCTTGGGCGAATAATCTTAAAGTTTGCGTAATTGACGATAAGGCAGACCAAATTATAAATGTAGGTTCTGCATATACATTTGCTCAAGTTGGATATGGAATTACAACTGCTTTAGTAAATGTTCCTTCTGCTGGAGTTGGAACTACTTCAGTTTTTAACGGATACTTAAAAGGTATTATTACTGGAGTTGGTACAAGCACAGTTGATGTAAAAATTGTATCATTAGTTGATACTAATAATACTGAAATTCCAATTACATATGCTCAAAGAAATCAACTGAGATCTTTTAGACCTACAAATACAGTAGGAATAATTAGTGCAACTGGTGTTGGACTTGCTACCGCTCTAATTGGATCAGGATCTAATGATCTTTTAGATTGGTATGATCAACAAACTTTAAATCTCACAAATACTAGTATTTACTGGAGATCTATTGCACCAAAACCAGGAACATCACAATATGCTGCAGAGAGACAATCCAAGAGTGATGAAATCCACGTAGTAGTAATTGACGATACTGGATCAGTAACAGGTATTCAAGGTAATCTTTTAGAAAAGCACATTGGATTATCTAAAGCAATTGATTCGATTTCTGCAATAAATTCCCCACAAAAAATTTGGTGGAAAAATTATCTTGCAATATACTCAAGATATGTTTATGCTGGAGACAATCCATCAGATGATATAAATGTAAATGAAAATGTAGTTCCTGTTGGTTTTAGCAGTGCTTTCACTGCATTAACTACATCAGATGGTCTTTGGAATGATATTGCACAAGGAAAAACCTTTAGTGCTCTTGGAAATGTAACTTATAATCTCACTGGAGGATCTGATTACACTTCTTTAGGTGGAATGCAAGCAACTCTTGGAGATTTAATAACTTCATATAATCTATTCTCAAATAGAGATGAAATTGCAGTTGACTATCTAATTATGGGACCTGGACTTCAGAATAAATTTGAATCTCAAGCAAAAGCAAATCATCTCATTTCTATCGCAAATCAAAGAAAAGATTGTGTTGCGGTTATTTCACCACATCGTCAAGATGTTGTAGATATTACAAATCCAGATACTCAAACTGATAATATAATAGAATTCTTCTCTCCACTTTCATCTTCATCTTATGTAGTATTTGATAGTGGATATAAGTACACTTATGATAGATTCAATAATAGATTTAGATATATTCCTTGCAACCCAGATGTTGCTGGATTGATGGTTCGCACTAGTATCTTTGCATATCCTTGGTTCTCCCCTGCAGGACAGCAAAGAGGAATCTTAAATAATGCTATTAAATTGGCATATAATCCAAATAAAGCACAAAGAGATCAACTTTACCCATTAAGAATTAACGCAATTATCAATCAACCAGGAATTGGAATTCTTCTCTTTGGAGATAAAACTGCTCTTGGATATGCATCTGCATTTGATAGAATTAACGTTCGTCGTTTATTCTTAACTGTTGAACAGGCACTTGAAAGACTTGCACAAGCACAGCTCTTCGAATTGAATGATGAAATTACTAGATCAAACTTTGTAAACGTCGTTGAACCTTACCTACGTGATGTTCAAGCAAAGAGAGGTCTTTATGGATTCTTCGTTAAGTGTGATGAGACAAATAACACTCCGGATGTTATTGATAACAATGAATTTAGAGCAGATATTTTCCTGAAACCTGCAAAATCCATCAATTATGTAACTCTTACATTCGTAGCAACCAGAACTGGCGTTGCGTTTGAGGAAGTTGTTGGTACTGTTTGATTTTAATAAATTAATTACAAAGGAGGAATTCTAAAATGGCTCACAGTCTTTCAGATTTTAAAAAGGCACTATCTCGCGGCGGTGCAAGACCTAATCTATTTGAGGTAAAACTTGATAGTTTACCTTCTGGAGTAAATCTATCCGCAAGTTCTGGAGATAATGATAATTTCAGTATGCTTTGCAAAGCTGCTGCTTTACCAGCATCAAATATTGCACCAATTGATGTTCCATTCCGAGGTCGTATTTTTAAAGTTGCAGGAGATAGAACATTTGATACTTGGACAGTAACTGTTATTAATGATGAAGATTTTGTGATTAGAAATGCTATGGAAGCATGGATGCAATCAATTGGTCAATATAGTGATGGTAGTGGATTTGCTAATCCTAATGATTATATGGCAAGTGCTACAGTAAAACAACTTGGAAGAAATGCTTCTGACGTTGGTTTTGGTAAGTACGCTGGACAAGGATTGAAGCCTATTGCCCAATATAAATTTTATGATATATTCCCAACTAATATATCACAAATTGATTTGTCATATGATACCTCAGATACTATTGAAGAATTTACTGTAGAATTCCAAGTTCAATGGTGGGTTCCTGAAACAGCAGGAAATACTAATGCTTCTAATGATCCTTTGGTTTAACTTATAAATAGTACAGAATAAGTTAAATTTTTAATAATGGCAAGACTATTTGGATTTTCAATTGATGATAATGAGAACCAATCACCTAATGTAGTATCCCCCGTTCCTCAAAATAATGAGGACGGGGTTGATCATTATTTAACAAGTGGATTTTTTGGTTCTTATGTGGACATAGAAGGTGTCTACAGGACTGAATTTGAAATGATTAAGCGTTATCGTGAGATGGCGCTTCATCCGGAAGTAGACAGTGCAATTGAGGATATTGTAAATGAAGCGATTGTTTCAGATACAAATGATTCTCCAGTAAAAATTGAATTATCTAATTTAAATGCCAGTGATGGTATAAAAGAAAAAATTAGAGAAGAATTTAAACATATTTTAGAACTATTGGATTTTGATAAAAAATCTCATGAGATTTATAGAAACTGGTATATCGATGGAAGACTTTACTATCATAAAGTAATTGATATAAAAAATCCTCAAGAAGGTATTCAAGAACTTCGTTACATAGACGCTATGAAAATGCGTTATGTGCGTCAGCAAAAGAAGAAAAAGAACGATAATTCTAATTATGTGCAGGCAAATATTAATAATCCTATGGATTATGATTTTCCTGAAATTGAAGAATATTTTATCTTTAATCCAAAAGCATCTTATCCAGTTGGTGCTATGGGAGGACAAGCAACTGCCGCTTCCCCAGCTCAGAATGGGGGAATAAAAATTGCAAGAGATTCTATTGCATATTGCACTTCAGGTTTAGTAGATAGAAATAAAGGAACTTGCCTTTCATATCTACATAAGGCAATCAAGTCACTCAATCAACTCCGAATGATTGAAGATAGTCTCGTAATTTATAGACTATCTCGTGCCCCAGAAAGAAGAATTTTTTATATTGACGTAGGTAATCTCCCTAAAGTAAAAGCGGAACAATATCTTCGTGATGTTATGATGCGTTATCGTAATAAACTAGTCTATGATGCATCAACTGGAGAAGTTCGTGATGATAAGAAATTTATGAGTATGCTTGAGGATTTCTGGCTACCTCGCCGCGAAGGTGGTAGAGGTACTGAAATCACTACACTTCCCGGTGGTCAGAATCTTGGAGAAATCACAGATATTAAGTATTTCCAAGAAAAACTTTATCGTTCATTAAATGTTCCTCCTACAAGAATTGGTGGAGAAGGAGGATTTAATCTTGGTCGTTCTTCTGAGATTCTTCGTGATGAATTAAAATTCACAAAATTTGTTGGGAGATTGAGAAAGAGATTTTCTAACATGTTTAGTGATATGCTAAAGACACAATTGATTCTCAAAAATATTATTACTCCAGAAGATTGGAAGGTAATGAGAGAGCATATTCAATATGATTTCTTATATGATAATCACTTCTCAGAACTAAAAGAAGCGGAATTGATGACTGAGAGATTGAATATGGCTGCTACTGCAGAACCATATATTGGTAAATATTATTCTCAAGACTATGTAAGAAGAAAGATTCTCAGACAAACTGATGAGGAAATTGTAGAGCAGGATATCTTAATCAAACAAGAAATTGAATCTGGTAAAATTCCAGATCCTAATGCTCCTATTGATCCAGAAACTGGATTACCAATCCCAACGCAAGGGAATATAGACGGGGAATCTGGAAAAGTTCCTGTAGAACCTTCTGTTGATGAAAAGGGAACAAACCCCCCAACTGAAAAAGGAATCTAAATAAACTATAGTTAATTACTTAAAAATATGGATGAACTCATGGATAGTATTGTGGCAGGTGAATCACCTTCACAAATAAGCGATAAAATTAAGGATATTTTATTTGCAAAATCTGCAGAAAAAATTGACGCTCTAAGACCTGCTGTTGCTGCATCATTATTCGGTAACGTAGCAGAAGAGTGACATGAAATCTTTTAAGCAATTTATTTCCGAATCAATTAATATCGCTGGAGATTTTAATGGTAATTTATATTTAAATTCTCAACCAGAATCTCAGCAAGTTGGTGAAGAGTATGTTGCGGATGTAATGTGGCAGGGAAATCTTTATAGGATGGAACTTGTCACAAAAGATGGTATTCCTTCTAAAAGAGATTTGGGTGAACAACTTCAGGGAGAATATCCTGGAGCAATCGTTCACCAAATTTATCCGGCAGAAGAAAAAAATTTTAATATCACAAAAACAAAAAGATATCACCCATCAAAGTTAGAATGGATTGATTGATAATGGCACAGTGGAATATAACAACTCAAGATTATTTAAATCAAGAAAGAAGTTTATTTGAAGTTAATAATATTGCAACGAGAGATGGACAACAAGTTACAATTGATAATCCATTTCCAGTTACGTTACCACCAATAGCAATTGATGCATTTGGTAGACAAAGAGTATCTACTCCACTTACACTTTTTGATTCATCTCACAGATATAGAGATAATAATCTTTGGTCAAGTTTGGTTGTTGGAACAGGATCTACAGTTGGATTTGTAACAGCACAAGGTTTAGTTAATCTTGGGATTGGAACTACAAGTGGGTGTTCAATTATTAGAGAAACTACAAAAGTATTTTCATATCAACCTGGAAAATCATTGCAGGTATTAAATACCTTTACAATGAACCCAGCAAAAGAAAATCTTCGCCAAAGAGTAGGATACTATGGTGCAGATAATGGAATGTATCTAGAACTTGACGGAAGTAATTTATATTTTGTAGAAAGAACTTATGTTCCAGGAATTTTAACAGAAACACGAGTAGCACAATCAGATTGGAATATTGATACTATGCTTGGTGCTGATTATCTAAATCCATCTGGAGTTACATTAGATATCAGTAAAGCACAGATTATGTGGATGGATATTGAATGGTTAGGTCTTGGAACCGTAAGATTAGGATTCGTGGTTAATGGTAAGTTTATTCATTGTCATTCATTCCATCACGCAAATATCATTAATACAACTTATATCACAACCGCATCATTGCCTTTGAGGTTTGAAATTTCTAATACAGGAATTACAACCAGTGCAAGCACACTTAAACAAGTTTGTTCTTCTGTAATTTCAGAAGGTGGTTATGAACTTCGTGGATTGCAACAAGCTGTGGGGACAGCAATTACATCGCCAGTTGATTTAGCAACAGCAGGAACTTATTACACAGTTCTATCAATTCGCCTCAAAACAACTCCAAATAGATTGGACGCAATTACAATTTTAACTGCACTTTCAATTCTTGGCATTACAAATAATGCAAATTACAACTGGCAAGTAAGGGCAAGTGGGACATCTAATGGTGGAACTTGGATAGATGCTGGTAGTGATAGTTCTATTGAATATAAGATTGATGGTGGAACTTTTACTGGAGGGAGAGTATTGGCATCTGGATATTTGAATGGTTCTGCTCAGGGATCTACTCCAGTAGACATTCTTAAAGAAGCATTATTTAAGTTTCAGTTAGAAAGAAATGGATTGACTGGGACACCTTATGAACTTTCCCTTGTTGCTTCCTCTAATCTTGATGGTGCAGATATTCATGCATCAATAGATTGGGAAGAAATTAGTAGGTAAATTTTTATTTTATAATCTAACTTAATTAAATAATAAATAACTAATAATCATCTGCAATAAAATGCAAAGAACTAAAATATTTGAATCTGAAATTACTACTGCAACTGCTGCAGGTACTGCTACCAGTATTTCTAATGCAACTTGTGTGAGATTGCATAATAGTACTTCTGGTATTGTTACTGTTGGTGTTTCTACTTTAGT